GCTCCAAAAGCCGCGAATGAGGCCGAATAAGGCCGCTGAAGGGTCGCCCGGAGCCGGAAAAGACCCGAAAACGGGCCGTTTCCTCAAAGGGGAATGGAAAGGTGGCCCGGGCGGGCGAAAGCTCGGCACGCGCCGCGACTTGGAACTCAGCCTTGTTGATGCGGTCGTGCGCAACTTCGCGGAGCACGGCGAGGCGACGCTCGATCGGGTGCGGATCGAAGACCCGGCAACCTACATGCGGCTTGCCGCCGGCCTCTTGCCACGGGAAACCAACATCAATGTCCGATCAGATCTCGGAATTGATAGCCTTATGGCGCGAATGCGAGAACTTGCCGCCAGAGCTGCAACCCGAATTCCGGGCCATGATGCCGGAAGTCCGCCGGTTATTGATTCGGAGCCGGTTAACGGAGTGGGCGATTCAGTGCGGCTTCCGGCCCGCAAGACATCACCGGGTGATAATTAGGGCGTTGGAAGAGGTTTGCGCCGGCAAGACCGATCGGCTGATTCTGACGCTTCCGCCCGGGTCCGCAAAATCGACGTATGCAAGCGTTCTCTTTCCGCCGTGGTATCTCGCCAATCATCCCGATCGGCTGATTATCGCGGCCTCGCACACGGTCGAGCTTGCGGAGCGCTGGGGGCGCCGGGTGCGCAACCTCGTGGAAGAGCATTCGGACACGCTCAACTTCTCAATACGCTCAGACAACGCCGCGGCCGGGAGGTGGGAAACCACGAGCGGCGGCGAATACTTCGCGGCCGGCGTCGGCGGCTCGATCGCCGGCAGACGAGCTGACGTAATGCTAATCGACGATCCGCTCCGATCGGCCGAAGACGCGGATTCCAAGATCATCCGGGACAAACAAGCGGATTGGTGGACCGGCGACGTGGTGCCTCGCCTCAAGCCGCACGCCGCGGTCATCATCATCACCACGCGCTGGCATGAGGACGATCTCGTCGGGCGGCTGCTGATCGAGGAGCCGGAGCGGTGGCGGGTGCTCAATATTCCAAGGGAGGCGGAAAGCTTCGACGATCCGCTTGGCCGGCCGATCGGCGCGAGGCTGTGGCCGGAGTGGTTTACGGCCGAAATGGTCGAGGTCGCCAAGCGCAATCCAAGGATATGGAGCGCGCTCTATCAAGGGCGGCCGGCGCCGGATGAGGGCTCTTACTTCAAGCGGGAGTGGGTGATCGATGTTGATCGAGTGCCGGAGCGAGCGGGACTGCGGGTCTATGGCGGGTCCGATTATGCCGTCACGTCGGACGGCGGAGACTTCACCGTTCACGCGGTCGTCGGGGTCGATGAGGACAAAAACCTGTTCTTGCTCGATCTGTGGCGGCAACAAGCCTCGTCTGACGTATGGGTCGAGGCTTGGTGCGATCTCGTCCGGAAGTGGAAGCCCGCGGCGTGGGCGGAAGAGACAGGGCAAATCAAGTCAGGCGTAGGCCCGTTTCTCTTGAAGCGCGCTCGCGAGCGGTCAGCGTACACGGTGCGGGAGCAATTCCCGACGAGGCACGACAAGGCAGTCCGCGCGCAGTCCATCCGCGGCCGAATGGCTATGCAAGGGCTTCGGGTGTTGCGAACCGCGCCGTGGCGGGGCGACCTGATCGACGAGCTGTTGCGCTTTCCGGTCGGCGTCCATGACGATCAGGCGGACGCGCTCGGGCTCGTGGGCCAGTTGCTCGACAAGATGCTCGCGCCGGTGAGCGACAAGGTCGTCGTAAAGCCGCGCCGGGATGGGTGGGCCTCGCCGGAGCCAAACCGGGCAAGTTGGCAGACTGTTTGAAGCGGCGTAAGTAACCGTCGCCCCTGACACGGGGCGGCATCCTTGTTGGTGTTCAGGGCTGCGGCTGGCTTGCAAGGTCATTGGCCGCAGCCCACACGGCGCCGACGCGGGCAAGTTGGCAGACGGTCTAGATCTCGTCGGGAAGCCGGCGCCGGCAGTTCCGGGCTAGCTCGATGGCACGGTCAAGGAGCACTTCCCGCCAATCGCCCGGCGGTTGATCGAGCGCGAACTTCACGGCTTTTTCAAACTTTCGACGAGCGCGCACAACGCGCCGGTCTTCGGCGTGCATTTTGTGGATTTCCTGAATGAGGGCGTCGCTCATGGCGTCGGATCGCTGTTGACGGCGTCGAGGTATTCCTGGCTCTCGGGCGTCCAGAGGTGGGCGGCCTTCAAGACTTGGGCAAACCAGCGGATCGAGGCGACGAGGACGCGGCGCCGGTTGAGGTCGCGCTCGCGTTGCTCGGCGAGCATGTGGTCCGCGATGTCATGGGCGAGGCGCTCGGCCTTGGCGTGGAGATTGGCGCGGGCGAGCGTCGCCTCGTGGTGGGCCTTGATGTATTTCGCCTCGGTCGCCTCGACGGCTCTTTGCAGCTCCGGCACGGCGCGTTCCAGAAAGTGCATCCGGGCGCGCGAGCGCTCGATCTCTCGATCGGCAAAGGCGAGCTTGTCGCGGAGTTGGTCGAACGGATAGCGGGCCTCGGCCTGCGCCTTGGCGACAAGCGCCTCGTAGACCGTCCTGCGCTCGTGGGCGGCTCGGACGGGGGTAGGGAATTCGTGCGGCTTGGGCGTCTCGCCGAGATAGCGCTCGATCGGCGCGGTTGGGTGGCGCTCGGCCTTCGCGAGGCGTTGGCACACGTTGGAATAACTAATCCGGAGGTGGTCGGCGATCTCGCGCCGGGTGGCGCCGGCCTCAAGCGCGCGCTTGATCGCGTGATTTTTCTCCCACGCGGTTTGCTCGGACGCCATATGCGCGGGCAGCAAGTCGGCCCATCGCCGGCCGTGCTTGGTCGCCCTTACGTCGTTGAGCGCCAAGCGAAAGTCCTCGGGCGTCGGGTCTTCCGGCAAGTGGTGGTCGAACAGGTTTAGCCGGCGGGCCTCGTGGCGGACGATCTGCCGAACGCGCTCGCGGCCGATCCCGTGCTCGTCGGCAAGGTCCGAATAACGTTTTCCGTGGCAGAAGCCGGCCACGATTGCGCTGTCGCGCTCTTCATTTGGTCTGACCATAGGTCCAAATATGCCCCTCTCCCTTGTCGTTGACAACAAACGCGACATTCGCGACGACGAAGACGACCCCTTCGGCTTGACCGCGCTCGTGCGCCGATTCGAGGAAAGCGAAGAGGCGTCGGAGCAATCGCGCGAGTTCGCGGAGCGCGATCGGGATTACGTCGATGGCGATCAGCTCGACGAGGCGCAACTCAAGGAGCTTGAGGAAAGAGGGCAACCGGCGGTCATCATCAACAGGATTAAAAGGAAAATCGATTTCCTCGTCGGGCTCGAAAAGCAGCAACGGACCCGGCCTCGCGCGCTGCCGCGGACGCCCAAGCACGAACAGGACGCGGAGGCGTGCACGGACGCGCTCAACTACGTCATCGACGATTGCGATTTCAAAAACACGCGCTCCGCCGTCTGGCGCAATATGTTGATCGAGGGGATTGGCGCCGTTGACGTGTGCGTGAAGGGTTATGACGACAGCTATTCGGGCGATGCGAACGAAATCTGTATTGAGATCAATCAATTCAGGTTCGATCGATTCTTCCATGATCCGCACAGTCTCTCGCTCGATTTCAGTGACGGGACATATTACGGCGGCGTCTGGTGGATGGATTTCGAGGACGCGCTCGCGCGGTGGCCTGACAAGAAAGAGGTGTTAGAGGCGACGCTCGCCGGCGCTCGATTCAGCGACACGTTTGACGACAAGCCGAGTTATCAGGTCTGGGCCGATCGCAAGCGCAAGCGGCTTCGCGTCGTGCAAATGTGGATCAAGCGGCAGGGCGGCAAGAAGGCGGATGATTGGTGGTTCTTTGAGTTCACGCAAGCGGGCATTTTGCTCGGCGGCAAGTCGCCCTACGTCACGGACGACGGCGACCCGGAACCGGGGATGGTCGCGCAAGCGGCTTACTGCAATCGGCAGGGCGATCGGTACGGCGCCGTGCGAGAAATGATTTCGCCGCAAGATGAAATCAACAAGCGCCGATCGAAGTCGCTCCACCTATTGAACTCGAATCAGATTCTTTACGAGGAAGGCGTCGTAGACGATCTGGAAAAGGCGCGGCGCGAGGCGGCTCGGCCTGACGGCGTCATTAAAATCGCGCCGGGTGGGCTCGCCGATCAGCGCTTTCAGTTTCGCGAGCGCACCGATCTCGCCGCCGGCCACATTCAGCTCTTGCAGGAAGCCAAGGCCGAAATCGACATGATGGGGCCTAACGCGAGTATGCAAGGCGAGCAAGGCGACAGTGCATCCGGTCGCGCGATCATGGCAAGCCAGCAAGGCGGCATGATCGAGATGGGCGATCTTCTCGATAACTTG